AAACAACATCAGCTGCATCAAGTCTACGAGTTGATGCAGCTGACGTAGATTGAAGTTCAACAATGTAACTATTCTGCACATCACTCATGTCTTTCAAGTCGGAAATTTGACGAGTAGCATTCGTTTTGAATGTAGTAAGTGAAACCGTGGTAGACTCCAACGCAGTGATTTTTCCGATGTGAGTAGCAAATGTATCTTGGTTTCCTCGGTGGTGGGTTTCTAATGCGTCAACTCTTCCATCTAGAACCGTAAGTGCTCCACCATGAGAATCGACAATAACATTAGTTGCTTTCAAATCTGCAACCAGTGATGTAATGTCACCATCCGACTCCCCACTTCCACCACTTCCTAGGATTCCTATGATTCTATTTTGTACAAATTTCATAGTGATTATACTCTTTTAGTGTATGCAATTTCTGCATCTGCGCCAATGTTGCTTTCCACATAGAAACGGATGTGGGGCCAAATAAATTCTGCGTTTCCACCGTCTTCGGATGCATTTGCATTAGTTTCCATTGTACCAAACGTTAACCATGTTTCTTTGTCAACCGACCCTTGGACATGGACAGTGGCATTGCCACCCGTATTAGACTTCAATTGGAATGCACAACGTCGCGTTGCAGTACAATCGATGACCTTATCACCGACTACTTTACTCATTGTACCATCTGGTACACTAATCTTTGTAAATGACAATTTAGACATGTTAATTCCTCATAAAGATTTTATTATTGTATTTATTGATATTAAAAACTCAAAAAGGGGAAGTCCGAAGACTTCCCCTAATTTGATTAAAGACCTTTAACGTATACACGACGGAAATAAGCGTTCTTACCGAACATTTCTTTCGTTGGCATACCATCAGTCAGTTGTTTAAATCCAGTTGTACGAGACGAATCTGCCATTGGGTTGATACCTACAGCATAACGAGTTTTGAAACCCATTACTGGTTGGAAGTTCTTAGGATCCACACCACGTAAAGGAGTCAAAGGAACGTAAGGACAGTAGTAGATACCAGCGTCCATTTCAGATGCGCCTTTATAACCTACTGTGAAGTAATCTTCTTGTGCATATTGGTCGATGTATACACGATACTTGCCAGCTAGGACTCCAGCATATACAGATTGGTTAGTGTCAACATTGAAACCAGTAGTTGTTCCTTGAACAGCAGGACCAATTAGCATGTCTGTATGACCAAGAGCAGCAACTAGGTTACGTGAAGCAATGATAAAGTTACCAGCACCACGACCTGTTTGACGAGAGATCTCATTAGCTTCTTTATCGATTTGGATAATAAGCGATTTGTAGCTTTCACCAGCCCAACGAGCACCACGAGTATCACTTGGATCGTTGAAGTTGAATACTCCTGCTTGACCACCGTTAAGGTTAGTCCAACCAGTTTTACCTACTTGAGCAGTAGCATTAATCCAAAGGATAATTTCACGGTTGATTTCTAGTAACATTTCTGTAGCAAGTATCTTTGAAAGCTCACTGTCTGCGTTGATACCATGAACTGCTTGTAAATCTTGTGCTAGTTCGATAGAGTATTGTGCTTTAAGTTGACGTGATTTCGCTTCGATTGTTTGCTTGTCGATACGGAAAGACATTTCGTTCCATGCGTTACCAGTTGAACCATTGAACGATTCCATAAGTTCAGCAACAGATGTAGCCATACCTTCAGAGATTTCTACAACTGTACCAGCAGCAATAGCAGCTAATAATTCTGCGTCAAGTTTAGCAGCAGTGTCACCAGTAGGAGTCCAATCACCAGTAGAGATGTTAGTGAAACAACCCATCTTACCGTCTACGAATGTATGACGAACAGTAGCGTTTGTAACTACAGCAGTGTCCTTAGTAACTTCACCGAATGCAGTGATTGTACCAGTACCAGCGTCAGCTGTACCGTACTTACCAGAGTAAGAAGCATCTACACCAGAGATCGGGTGGAATGCTTCTTTAGCACCAACAGCAGAAGGATTCTTGCCATACATAGCACGGATACTGAAAATCTGACCAGTTGGTACAGACATTGGTTGAACACCACAAATGTCAAACGCAATCATATTAGGGATTGCACGACGTACCATACCCATTACGGTTGGACCGATGTTCACAGCAGCACCAGAGTTAGTACCAGCAGCAATGCTTGCAGGAGTGTAACCATGGTCACCAGCAACTACAGCTTCTGTTAATGCATACTCTTTCGGGTGTTTATTAATATCTTGCTCTTGAGATTCGAAGATACTTGCGATAATTTCACTGCGTGTAGCATGAGCAATCGCTGGAACACCTTCTGCTTCTAGCAGCGGTGTCCATTTGTTAAGAATAACGTTTTTCTTAGACATTGTCAAATAATTCCTAATATGGTTTCTATAAGTGTATTTAGGGGGATTTACTCCCCCTTAGTTCTTATAAACCAACAACACTAACTTTACGGAAGTAACAGTTATTATTGAAGATTTCGTTGGTTGGCATACCGCTAGTCAATTGATTAAATCCTTTGTGTTTCGCAGAGTCAGCCATTGGGTTAACGCCAATTGCGTAGCGAGTTTTGAAACCAAGTACAGGTTGGAAGTTCTTAGGATCCGCACCTTTGAATGGAATCATAGCAACGTAAGGACAGTAGTAGATACCAGCATCTAGCTCAGATGCGCCTTTGTAACCAATTGTGAAGTAATCTTCTTTAGCGTATTGGTCGATGTATACACGATACTTACCAGCCAGAACACCAGCGAAAGTAGAGTTATACGAATCTTGATTGAAACCAGTAGTTGTTCCTTGAACAGCAGGTCCGATGAACATGTCTGTGTGACCAAGAGCAGCAACTACATTGCGAGATGCAATGATGAAGTTACCAGCACCGCGACCTGTTTGACGTGCGATTTCGTTTGCTTCTTTATCGATTTGGATAATAAGCGATTTGTAGCTTTCACCAGCCCAACGAGCACCACGGGTGTCATTTGGATCGTTGAAGTCGAATACAGCAGCTTTTCCGCCATGCTTGTTAGTCCAACCAGTTTTGCCTACTTGAGCAGTAGCATTAATCCAAAGGATAATTTCACGGTTGGTTTCAAGCATAATTTCTGTAGCAAGTACAGAACTTAATTCACTTTCAGCAGACATACCATGAACAGCTTTAAGATCTTGTGCTAGTTCGATAGAGTATTGTGCTTTAAGTTGACGAGACTTAGCTTCAATTGTTTGCTTGTCGATACGGAAACTCATTTCGTTCCACACGTTACCAGAAGTACCGTTGAACTCTTGACATGTTTCTGCGTACGATGTAGCCATACCTTCAGAGATTTCTACTAGAGAACCTTCAGCGATTTTATCAAGTACTTTCTTGTCATCAGCAACATTAGTAGGAGCAGTGGTTAGAGTAGTATCTACTTCAGCACCAGAAGCATTGATAAGGTATACAAGCTTACCGTCAGTAAATTGCATGTACTTAATCTTACCATCTGCAATTTTACCAGCAGTACCAGAATTATCAACAGCAGTACCATTAGCCCATACAGATACATAAGCTTTAAGAACCATAGTAGTTGCAGTAGCTTTACCAGTCTTACCAGAGAAAGATGCGTTTACACCAGCGATTGGGTGGAATGCTTCGTATGTTTCACCATACTTACCAGCAGAAAACCCACCGTACATAGCACGTAGACTGAATACTTGACCAGTCGGTTGTGTCATTGGTTGAACACCACAAATGTCAAAAGCGATCATGTTTGGAATAGCACGACGTACCATACCCATAACCGAAGGACCGATACCAACAGCAGCACCAGAGTTCTTACCAGATGCGATATCCGCAGGAGTGTAACCGTGGTCACCAGCAACTACAGCTTCGTTTAGATGTTTCATTTGAGCAACTACATAAGAGTCAGTATACATACCGTCAAGGTTGCTATTGATATCACGCTCTTGGTTCTCAAGGATAGCAGAGATGATTTCTTTACGTGAAGCGTTTGCAATCGCAGGAACGCCTTCCGCTTCTAATAGTGGAGACCACTTATTAAGAATTTCACTTTTCATTATTTTAAATTCCTACAATAAATTCGTGTTTGGATTGTTTCTAATACATGTATTTAAGCATTAGAAAAAATGGGGAGAATTTCTCCCCATCCAAAAGATTATAGTCCGATAACAGACACTTTACGGAAGTAACAGTTCTTACCAAACATGTCTTTTCCTGGCATTCCGTCGTTAAGTTGAGCGAAACCAGAAATCTTACTTGAGTCAGCAAACGGGTTGATACCTACAGCATAACGAGTTTTGAAACCCATTACTGGTTGGAAGTTCTTAGGGTCTAGACCACGTAATGGAATCATAGCAACGTAAGGACAGTAGTAGATACCAGCGTCCATTTCAGATGCGCCTTTATAACCTACAGTAAAGTAATCGTCGTGTGCATATTGGTCGATGTATACACGATACTTGCCAGCTAGAACACCAGCGAAAGTAGAGTTGTAAGGATTAGTGTTGAAACCAGTAGTTGTTCCTTGAACAGCAGCACTAATGAACATATCAGTATGACCGAATGCAGCAACTACATTACGTGAAGCAATGATAAAGTTACCAGCACCACGACCTGTTTGACGTGCAATTTCTGTAGCTTCTTTATCGATTTGGATAATAAGCGATTTGTAGCTTTCACCAGCCCAACGAGCACCACGAGTATCATTAGCGTTCTTAAAGTCAAACACACCAGCTTTACCGCCATGCTTGTTAGTCCAACCAGTTTTACCGATTTGAGCAGTAGCGTTGATCCACATGATAATTTCACGGTTGGTTTCAAGCATAATTTCTGTAGCAAGAATTGTACTTAGTTCTGTATCTGCGTTGATACCATGAACAGCTTTAAGATCTTGTGCTAGTTCGATAGAGTATTGTGCTTTAAGTTGACGAGACTTAGCTTCTACTGTATACTTGTCGATACGGAAACTCATTTCGTTCCAAGGGTTGTTAGTCGAACCGTTAAAACCTTCACAAAGTTCAGCGTACGATGTAGCCATACCTTCTGCGATTTCTACTAACTTGCCAGCTTGCATGAACCCAATTAATTCAGCTTCGAAATCAATCTTGTTAGCTTTGGTTGTCCCAGTAGTCGTGAATGTTACCGTACCAGAAGTTGGATTGAACAGATGTGCAATCTTACCATCTAGGAAGTTATAGAATACAGTAGTAGTAGTTGCTACTGTAGGAGCATCTGCCGCAGCTTTTAGCTCAACAAATGCAACTTTAGAAGAAAGACCAGCACCTTCTAGACCAGTACTACGACCAGAGAAGTTTGCATCAACACCAGCGATTGGATGGAATGCAGCTTTACCGTTGAAGTCTTTACCATACATTGCGTTGAATGTGAATACTTGACCAGTTGATTGTGTCATTGGTTGAACACCACATACGTCGAATGCGATCATGTTTGGAATAGCACGACGTACCATACCCATTACAGTTGGACCGATACCAACAGCAGCACCAGAGTTAGTACCAGCAGCGATGTTTGCAGGAGTATAGCTATGGTCACCAGCAACTACAGCTTCTGTTAATTCACCACCAAGGTGTTTAAGTTGAGAAACAATGAAATCATCAGAGTAAACGCCCTCGACGTTATTTGCGATATCAGCTTCTTGCGCTTCTAGGATTTGAGCTACTAACTCTTCACGTGAAGCAGTTGCGATAGATGGAAGATCTTGAGACTCAAGAATCGTCTTCCATTTATTCATAATTTTATTCTTAGGCATTTTGAATTCCTATTGAAATCTTTGATTGTTTAGATTATAATGCAGTTAGGTACTGAGCCATTGGGTTTACTGCTTCAGCTTCAACGATTACTTCGTCAGCTTGGAAGTTAAGAGCTTCTTCTTGAGCTTCTGCGATAACTGATTCAGCTTCAGCTACTTCTTGTGCAGCTTCGACAACTTGCTTACCAGCAGTCATTTCTACAATAGCAGATAGTTTATTTCCGAAAAGTTCGTTGAACTCAAGACCTTCTACTAGATCTTTAACTTTCTCTTTTTGAGATTCGGCTAGAGATGCAATAGAACTTTCTACAATAGCGTCACGCTTTAGAACGTTGATCGACTTAGCAAGTTCAGCATTCTCATTTAGAGAAGCATTTAGTTCTTCACGAGATTCAGCGATTTCAGCTTCAAGTTCAGCTACTACATCTACAGATTCTTCAGGAACTGTAACGTTGTTTTCGACAAATAGTTCTTTTAGACCAACCATCATTGACTCGAACATAGCAACTTTGATACTATTATCAACCGCAAGAGTATTCTCTTCTAGCCAATGTTTTGCAACGTGGTCTAGATATTTGTTTAGAGTTTCTTGTAGTTCAGCGATTTCGCCTTGTACTTGAGTTTCAACAAGTGCGTTTGATTGTTCAGCGATTTCGTTAATGTGAGTTTCCGCAAGCTTAATAGCTTGAGATTTAACAGCTGTCTCAAATACCATCTGGAATTGAGTTTTGACTTCTGGAGAAAGTTGTGCAGATTCGAAGATGCTGTCTAGTTCTACAGCTACTGTCATTGATTTAGCAGCTTCTAGTAATTTTTGCTTAATAGGCATTTTAAAAATTCCTTTGTGTTTAACTTATGTTAGTATTTATACTAAATTTTTGAAGCATTCTGTAAGAGCAGCAAAAGTACTGTCATCATTATTTACTTCGGATTCTGTAATGGTACTTTCCGTTACAGCTTTAACATAAGCGTTTGGTGCAGAAGGTCCCCACACAACATCAACGCCTACCGTTAATTTGAAACCATCTTGGACTTCATTATATCCTGATTTCTCTTTAAGTACACCAAGTCCACGCGAACTAACACCTGGAACCCATCCAGCGCGGATTAGAGCAGCGACTTTGTCACCAGCACCATGATCCCCCTCGATGATACGAGCACGACCCATTACGTTGTTCCCTTCCCACCACAATTTCTCTATAAGAATTGCAGCATTCATAGGATCTACAAACGGTCTACTTGGGTGATTGCCTTCTCCCAATGCTTGTCTTGTTGTAACTTGTTCTTGTATGTATTTAGCAACAGCTTTTTCAAGTACATTTTTCGGATATAATCTACCATTTCTGTTCACAACTTCCGCTTGCAAAAATACACCCTCGATCCATAGACCAGATTTTTCTTGCTTTGCTTCAATTATTGTAGTAACATATTCAGTAGATTCAGTAAGATGTCCACTTGGATAACCCCATTGCTCTATTAGTAACATCGGTTCCATAGGACTTACCTTGCTTTGTTAACAGCTAGACCCATTGACTTACGCTTACGGAGTGCTTTCTTTCGCTTGCGAGTAGCTTGCAATTGACCACCTTTGTCAGCACGTTTGGTTTTAGCTGCTTTACGTGCGATTAAACGACGTTTAGCTTTACTTAGACCAGTTTTTTGTGTTGCTTGACGCTCACGTGTCTTCTTGTCTTTACGTCTGCTGATTGTTCCACTTGCGTCTACATGTCGTGCGACTACTTCAGAAAGATCATAGTTTTCAAGTAAATCTTCAGCAGACTCGAATAAATCATCGGTCTTACCATTAACTACTTGATAAAGAAGAACACCAAATTGGTGCTCGTCTTCGCTTAGGATCATTTTTTCAGCAATCGAAACTAACTCAGCGTTGGAAAAAATATTAGACTTTTCTGAGAAGAATTCTAAAACTTTATCTTTCATTTAAGTTTCCTTTTGTTGATTATTAATCTTGTTCTGCTGTTTCTTCACCATCAACTTGAATTGATTGTGCAATTTCGGTACTACGCTGCGATTGAAGATCCTCAATACGAGATTTCATAGCATCTGCAAATTCACGCTTAAATGCGATAGGGTCTTCTGCTAGTGCAGCATCAATTAATTTACTCATTATAATTCCTCAATTTCCAATGCTTCTAAAGCAGGGTCTTTGTATATTTCATCATCTTTTTCTTTAATGATGATTTCACGTTGTTCTAGTATTTCGTCTTCTGTCATACGTAAAATGTTACGTTGGACATATTCGTTAGAAACATAACGACCGACATATTCACGTAAAGATTCCATTACAGCAATACGACGCTCAAGAATTTCAGTTTCTTGTAATTCCTCATAGTACGAATCTTTATTGAAAACAAATTTGACATCGTTCTCATTTTCATCCCATTCTTCTTTAGTAATGATACCCTTTAGGATAAGATTAGTTTTCAAAGGATCCATGAAGATCTCTTTAAACTCGGTTTGAAGTGAGCGAATGTATTTCGAGAACTTTAGTTCATCACGGGTAATTTCAGAACCGTTACCAAACGACATGCCACCATTTTCATTTGGCATACGTGATAGTGGGATGTGTAAAGATTCGTAAAGTTTTTTATTGAACCATTGGACATCTTCAATCGTACCCATTGACTGAGCACCTGGAAGTGAGCTAACTTCTGTAGCATTCTTACCATCACGACGCATCAACCAGTAGTCTTCGGTCATTGATAAGTTATTATGTTGGTTCTTTACTTTACCAGTTGAACTATCATAAACCACACGGTTCTTTAAACCATTCATGATGTTGTTTACATGTTGTGTTGCTTTTTTATTTGGCATACTACCAACGTCAATGTAGAAAACACGACGTTCTGGAGCACGAGTAATACGGTAGATAACCAGAGCATCTTCCAGCATCTTCAGCTGGTTGGCTGGCTTTTGTGCTTTGTGGATGTAGCTGATTATGTTTTGACCGCTACAGTCTGTCAATCCAGAATGTGCGTATGATACCATGTTACGGGGTAATCTTAGTTTTGTCACACCGCTAGTAGTTGTAACGCTATTAGCCATGTCTTCGTTACTTGTGTCATAAACAAAGAATTCATTTATTTTGGTAACGTAATCGATGCCCTCACGAGTTTCCTTTTCAAACTCACGGACAAATTCAATCCTACGAGGATCGAGTATACGCAACTCTTGTATTCCATTCTTCGGGTCTTTATGAAGAATTTTATGGAAATAGATTCTAGAATCAATGTACCAACGACGGAACAATTTATCGCCATTTTGATTAAATTTCAATAGACTCAAAACGACTTTCAGTTCATCATGAATGCGTTCTTTGATCTTAGGAGAGAAGTTTGTATCAGCCAATTCTAATGATATTGTATCACTATCGTCTTCGAATACAATAGCTTCAAATACGATTTCCTGTACTGCGTTATCAACTTCGTGATAATCTGCTAATGTACGATACATGTTTATTAATTCTTTCGTAGTCTTAACTTTTGGTTCAGAGTTATGAAAGAAATTTTGATGGAACGTCTGATAAGCATTATCAGCGTGGTTGGTTTCTACCTCAGTAGCACCATCTTGTGTGTCTGGGGCAGCAAATGAGAATTGTTGGTCATGCTCTTGTTCCTGAGCATCAATTTCATCTTCGCGCTGCCAGAATTTGAACATATCTAAAAATGCCATTTACTTCTCCGACGGTTTGGATTATAATATTATTTAGGGCTAACAAATAGCCCTAAAAATTATGCACCCGGAAACATGTCCATTATAACCACCAGTCAACCGAAAGAACAACCTCAAATGTTTCTACTGAGTTATTGTCATCCCAATCAAGAGCAATTTCACCAACAGCAGTGGGCCAAATTCCATACATAGTATGTTGAGTTGTCTCTTCTGCCTGACGGTTAAATTGTTTAACTGTAGCTTCTTTCTTGTACGTATCTGGATTTTCACCGTAAATACGACGGTCTTGTGCGTGAACAAGATTTTGCCATTCCAAGAACTGCGTACGTACATCATGATTTACATCATTATATACAGTAACTGTCCAATCGTCAAATGTACGGTCGCCACCAAGTTTAATTTTCTTGTTCTGGTATCCGATGTTTATAGCAGCTGTTGTTGCAGCTGGCATTGAAGCAGCTTTACACTTGAATTTAAAATCACGACCTAGGAACGGAATTTCTACTTCGAATAGGTTCGGTCTAGCGAAGTCACCCGAACTGAAGGCTTTTGTAATATCTGTTAATTCCATTGTATTAACCTTTATGTTTATTCCACTTGGAACGATTTTCTTCCATGGGATTATTTGTAAATTATATATCCTATTATGGGATTTATCATCCCATAATAGGTTTATTAAATGGATGCCATTAAACATCCATTTAAAGGTTAGCCAATTAAGCTTTACCTACGATTTCATCAAAG